GGGATGGCAAAGCTCAAGTCGTCGCTGGAAGGGCTGCCCGACAAGCTGCGGAAAAAGGTTCTGATGTCGGCACTCAGGAAGGGGGCGGCTGTTGTTCGATCGGCCGCACGTCAGGCTACGCCAGTGCTGAAGGTATCGACACCGTACAGGACCAAAGGTCTGCTGAAAAAGCGCATCATGGTCCGGGTGTCTCGGGCGTCCAAGGCGGAAGGAAACATCGGTGTGTTCGTCAATGTCCGCCCGGCCGAAGGGACGCAGTACACCAAGCATAATCTGCTCGGAGTCAAATACAAGACCGTCAAGCGCGAGTCTCAGCGTGGATCGCGCAGCCCGCTTGACCCGTTCTACTGGAGATTCGTGAACTTCGGTACGAGGAAACGCAACCTTCTCCCGGCCGCCAGGTTCCTGGAGGCAGGATCCGCGGCACTTCCGCAGGCGCTGGAAATCTTCGAGCGTGAAATCGTCCCGGCAATCGAGAAGTTTGACAAACCATGAGCAGCGAATCAGATCTCTACGCGGCGCTGTCCGGGCGCGCCGGGCTGACCGCTCTGGTCGGCACGCGAATTGACCCTGACGCCATCCCGGAAGGTCATGCGCTGCCGGCCGTCGTCTATCAGCGGGCCAGCACGCTGCCGACAACGACGATCGGCGGCGTGATCGTCGCCGAAAGCGTTCGATTTTCTGTGACCGCGTGGGCGGAGACTCGCACCGGCGCGGACGCTGTGGCTGACCAGATCGCCGCAGCAGTCGCTGCCGCTGGAAATCCTTCGGTTGATAGGTCGAGCGGATACGACCAAGAGTGCGGTCTGTATGCCTGCTCGATCGAGTGCGACTGGTGGCACGCTTTTTGATCTGATTTTTCGCAGCACCATTGACCCGCGCGCGCGGGTTTTTTTCTCCCATCGCCGCCATTGAGCGGCTATTTTTTTGAGGTATTCGCCACATGGCAACCGCTCGCAAATGGTCCAATGTCGCTATCGCCATGCAATCGGCGATCGGCGCCGACATCACAATTACCGGCATCAGCAAGGCATCTGAAGGCGTCGTGACCGCAACAAACACCCTCGCCAACGGGGATTTTATCGCCCTGACTGTGCAGGGCATGTATCAGCTCAATGATCGCGTCGCGCGCGTCAAGTCCGTATCCGGGGCAAACTTTACTCTGGAGGGGGTCGATACCACGCTGTTCGACACCTTCAGCAGCGGCGTCGCCAACAAGATCACCTTCGGCACGTCGATCACCACGGCAACGACCGTCAACCCGTCTGGTGGGGATTTCGACTTCATTGACACCACGACTATTCACGTCAACTCCAAAACGCAGATGCCCGGCCTTCCGAATCCGGCAACCTACGCCTTCGAGAACGTGTGGGACGTCGCCGACGCTGGGCTGCTCGCCATCAAGCTTGCGAGCGACGCGCAGGCCAAGCGGGCGTTCAAGTTCACGTTCGGTACCGGCGGTCAGATCATGTGCTTTTACGGCTACGCCGGCGGAAATCTGTTGCCAGGCGGCCAGTCGCAGGGCCTCGTCACCACGCAGACCGTTATCACGATGAACGGATCGCCGACCTATTACGCGTCCTGATGAGCGCACTATCCGAGAAAATCCGCAAGGCGCGCGAGCTGCGCGTCGAAGCTGGTGGGCATGTGTTCGTCGTCCTGCGGCCTACGACAATGGACATGATCGACCTGCAGGGCCAGACGGCCGCGCGCGCCATCCTCAAGCACATCATCGGGTGGGAAAAGGTGACCACGCTCGACCTTTTCCCTGGCGGCGATGGCTTGCCTGCTCCATTCGACTCCGACGCCTGCGCAGAGTGGCTGTCGGATCGCGTCGACCTGCTTGGCCCAATCGCGCAGGCGGCCGTCGACGCCTACGACGCGCACCGGCAACGCATCGAGGACAGCGCAAAAAACTGATTGGCTGGCTTGAGTCTCAAGATTTGCCCGCGGGTCTCAAGCCGGCAGAATGTCCTGATCAATCTACCGCTCTGGCCATCAGTGCGTGGAACCTGTGCGGCGGCATGGAGTGGGGCGCGATGCCGGTCATTTTTGAGATTCTCGGCATATCGGACGTTGAGCACATCATCTATCAAATGTCGGCAATCCGGGATCATCTGAAGAGGATAGAGTAGTGGCAATTGCAAAGCTGTCGATCGACCTGGAGGCGCGGCTGACCAAGCTCGAAGCAGGGCTGAAGCAGGCCACGTCGATGGCTGAAAAGTCGGCAGGCCAGATGCAGAAGGCTTTCGGCGGTCTGGCGCTGACCTTCACCGGTCTGGCCGGCGCGCTGTCGATTGGCGCGCTCAAAGGAGCATTTGACAAGTACGTCGACGGCGCTGCAAGCATGCAAAAGCTCGCCGTTATCACCGGCAGCACGACCGAGAAAATCAGCGGCTTGTCGGCGGTGGCCAGGCTGTCTGGTACGGACGTCGGGGCGCTGGAGGGCGGCATGGTACGCCTGTCTGCGGCGCTCACCAAGGCGGATAAGGAATCATCGAGTGCCGGAAAGGCATTTGCCACGCTGGAGCTTGATCCGGCCAAACTGCGCACGATGGACACGGCCGACGCGCTGCAAGCCGTGGCGAAGTCGTTTGCTCAGATCGAGGACGGTTCGAGCAAGACGGCGCTTGCCGTGGCGTTGTTCGGCAAGGCTGGCGCCGAGCTGCTGCCGTATCTCAACGACCTGGCGAACACCGGCAATCTCGTCGCAAAAATCACGACCGAGCAAGGCCAGGCGGCGAAGGATTACCAGGTAGCGCTGCGCCAGCTGGAGGCGTCACAAGGAGCGGTGGCAAAAATCATTGTGGGCGAACTGGTCCCTTCTGCGAGCATGTTCGTCAAGGAGTTGGTTGCGCTGATCCAGCAATCCAACGGGGTCAAGGACGCTATTTCCGGCATGGCGCGCGACGGATCGATCAAGGCCTGGGCCAATGACGCGGCCATCGGCGCGGCCCGCGTTGTGGATATTTTTCGCACGCTGAAGATCGCCGCGGAAGGCGTGGCCATTGGAATCTCGCTGGTGGCAAAGACCATTCAAGGGATTGGTACGGTCGCATCCATCGGCCTATCCAGCGCATCCTTTGACGTCAAGCGGCAGGCCTACGCGGATTATGCGGCCGGCGCGCGGAAAGACATGGAGGACCTGGACAAGCGGGTGTCTGCAAACCTGCAAGCGGGCCAGGGGTCAGCTTCCGCGTTTACCGATCGCATCAAGGGGGCAATCAACGGGCAGGCGTCCGACCGATTCCTATCCGCGCGTGCCGCGATGAATGCGGTTGATCACCCGACGAAACGGAAAATACAGTTTGCCGGGGAAGGCGATGGAGTGTCGGCCGGCGGTGGTGGAGGAAAAAGCCGCGCAGCGAAAGAGGCGGACGACGGCGCCCGGCTGGTCGAATCTCTGCGCGATCAAGTGCGGAATACTCAGCACTTGACCGAACTCGAAAAGCTCGAATCTCAGATCGCCGATGGAAAATACAAGACGGCCAGCGCCGCGAATCTCGAAATTGCCAAGGGCTACGCGCAAACGCTCGACAACATCAACGCATCGCGCACGGCCGCCGAGGCTGAGTTGGAAGTGCAGCGCAAGCGGCTGGAGGTTTTCGCCGATGGCGCGCGCGTGATGGAGTCAGTACGCACGCCGGTCGAGGCGCTTGACGCAGAGATTGCGCACCTGGTCACGCTACTTGGAGATGGAGCGATCAGCATGGAAACCTTCGGGCGCGCCGCGAGCAAAGCTGGGGAGCAATTCCAGGCGATCGAGTCAGACGCCGAAACGACGAGCAAGGGCCTATCCGCATTCGCCAAGTCCGCGGCAAAAAATATGCAGACAGCCTTCGCTGATTTCCTCTTTGACCCGTTCCAGAAAGGCACGCAAAGCATGCTTCAGTCGTTCGGCGAGACTGTCAGACGGATGATCGCCAATGCGGTATCGGCCGACCTGATGAATCGGCTGTTCGGGGATCTTAGCAAGCAAGGAGGCAGCGTCGGTGGGTTGGTCGGCAAGGGGCTGGACTGGCTTTCCAAAATATTAAGTGTTGCTGGCGGGGGCGGAGGATTCAGCGCTGAGGACTTCGCCAATTTGGCAGCCAGCCATATTGACAGCGCCAAGGGAAACGTCTTCTCTTCTCCGGCGCTTTCCGCCTACTCCGGCAGTGTCGTATCCAGGCCAACAATTTTCCCGTTTGCTCGCGGCGTCGGATTGATGGGCGAGGCTGGCCCGGAAGCCATCCTGCCGCTTTCGCGCGGATCAGACGGCAAGCTCGGCGTCCGCGGCGGCGGTCACTCAGTAAGCGTCATCATCAATATGGGCAACAACTCCGGCGCGGCCGACGTCCGGCGCAGCGGCGGCGCGGTTGCGCGAGAAGTTCTCGGCGCACTGTCGGCTGCTGGAAGGTATCGCTGATGGCCGAGTTTTTGGAAGAGCGGCTGTGTGTCGACGTGCGCATGGGCGCCAGCTACGCCGATGATTACGCGGTTACGATCACGCAAACGGCAGGCGGTGCAGAATACCGCAAGCTCGTGCACGGTTTCCCGATGCGCTCCTGGGTGATCAATTTTACCCTCCTGCGTGACGACCTCGCCGCGCGAGTGCTGGCGCTCTATCACCGAGCGTTTGGCAAGTACGCCGGATTTCGCGTGCGCTGCGAAGACGACTTCAGCAC